ATCTGTATTTCCTGCACCTTTTACCCGAAGCTTTCTCCGGATCTCCACGATGCACACATTACCTTGTTCTATAAGCAGTTCTACCCTGCACCCGGTACTAAGCAGATTCTCGATCTGCCGTACCATCTCCTCTGTCAGTACTGGCTTCATTCTTCTCCTCCGCCTTCTTCAGCAGATCCTGGTATCTCTCATTACTCATTGTATAGGCCAGCTCCGGATCCACAAACATACCACTATGTGCAAAGGCAAGCTGCGGGTGGATCTTCTCATTTTTCAGCATGAGATCGAGCACCTGCGCCTTCTGTGTGATATTCTCATAGTTCCGGCGGGTAAACCGTATCTCGATGTTACTTACCTTGAGATCCACGGTACCCATGGCACGACATACATTGAGGATCATCTTCAGCATCCGTCTCTCGGATTTCTTAAACATGAGCTCCGAGTCCTTCGCTCTTGCCTCAGCCGCACTCCATCCGTCACGCATAATGACGGCGGATCCGGTGTCACTGGTAGAAGTTCCACCGTTCCGGTTAGGCATTCCACAGATTTCAAGGACCGTCTGGTACATATCGTCCTTAAGTGTCTGTGTTTCTGCCTGGGACATGGTATTGACCAGGTACTCCACCTTCGCTTTCATCTGCGGATCCGTATCGGTTACCTTAAGGGCTCCCTTCTTCCTCAGCTCCTCATAATCAGGTGCCGACATATCGACATTGTAGAACACCATAAGTGCCTGAATGAACTGTTCCAGTCCGTCGAGCCGGTTACTGTTTGTGAGGTTGATCGCGTCCAGCAGCGGGAGCACAAGTTCAAAAGCCCCGAGACGCGCCATATTCAGCGGATATTCCACAATAGGAATATCCCCGAGGATATGCCCCTGCTCCTTTACCACACTCTGCATATGCACTTCAAAGTACTTATTTTTTGAGTAGCAAGAGTAAATCTCGTTGCCCTCTTCGTCTCTTACATAATGCACACCCATCATGGGCTTATGCCCGAGAGCGTTGCTGTATACAACAAAACTCTGTCTCGGATCCAGCGTGTAGATCTCGAACGGGCTCTCGTCTTCCTCTCCGTCCTGATCAGGGAGGACCATGCGGTATGCAGTTCCGCAGATATGGAACCAGTCTGCCAGTTCCTTATCCTTCGTTGCCTTCTCTTCCGCGAAGACATACTCGTTAAGCAGATTTATATCGTCTGTCAGATTATCCCCGGTTCCTCTTCCCACATACTGGAGAGGTTCACCCATGAGATATCCGGACTTAAAGCTCACAATCTCATTTGCCCGGTTCTCTACGATATGGTTGCAGATCTCCGGCCTTACTTCCTTCTCACGGTTAAGTATAGGCTGCTTTCCACGGTAGTAGTCCCAGAGATACTGTATCTCCGAACGATTCATCTGGTGGACCACCATAGCCTTCTGCAGTACGGACACCACATTATCCGCAGTAATCTCTTTTTCATCGGTCATTATCACCCGGCGGCCGATCAGACATCCGCTCTCGGGTAAGGATGTTAAAATCACAGTGGTATCCTCCTTTCAGGTATTAACCCACTTATCTAATGTTTATTGTATCGTGATATTATGTAAATATCTATCCTATCATTGTAGGATAAACCCTTAAAAAGGCCGATCAAACACCTCAAACTTCGCCTTGATCAGATTTCTCAGCTCATTTTCCAGCAGAGCCAGACTGTCCGGCGCATCGTCATGCGGTACTTTCCCGCTCCGGGTGTATGTGGTGACCTGCTTCATAAAGCTCGCATACGGCGAGTTTCTCTCATACCTGGAGGAGTCCTTAAAGTAAAAATTCTTTATGATATTATCCGAGGCAAACTCGATCCGTGTCTGCTTGTTGGATATGGTCCTTTTCGTCCGGATCCCGCAGGTATAGTTCTTTTTCTCCAGCAGATCTCCCACATCCCTCGCAAAGTAGGTACCCGCATTATTGGACTCAAAGGTACACGCTGCAACTTTATTCTTCATCAGCACCTTTGCACACTCCGGCTTCACCACCTCCGGCGGCGCGTCATCAAACACCACATCTATGATGTATACCTCATTCCCATAGATAGCCGCCACCGGTAGGGCACAGTAATCCGATCCGGTGTCTGCCGTATCACATACCGCGACCACGGTATCCGGATCACGATCCGCAGGAAGCTCCAGGTATCTGTTCAGCTTCGCTTCCGGGAAGAGGATACCCTTTGCCTCAAAGGGCTGCTGCTGGAACTCAGACTCCCACTGCTCAGCTGATAACATCATCCGCTGATCCCGGAAGTACTGCGTCGTAAATACCTTCTTACCATCCCGCACATACTCAAAGTTACTCTCATCCGTGACCGGATCCAGCGCAGGGGTTTCCAGGATCCTCATTCTCTTCCCCTGCTTTCTCATTTCCTCCTGCAGTTTGCCTATGGGATCATAGAGAGAATATCTGGTACCGCAGATCACGATAGGCGTTCCCTCTATGGCACGCCCCAGGATATCACCGGAGATTATTTCCCACTTATCGTCCAGCCGCTGCCGGTTCTTCGCTTCCTCACGGCCCTCCACGCAGTCATCCAGATAGAGCAGGTTTGTAGCCTCGGAGAGACCTACCTGCCGTGAGTCAATCGACCTGCACATGACCGTCGGAAACCGGGACTTATGCAGCAGGTTCAGAATCTTCGTGTCAGCATTCGTCTGCACAAGCTTCGACTCCGGGAAGATATCGTAAAAGTGATAGTCACTCGGAGTCACAAGGTACTCAAGACACCCTGCATAGAAGCTCTTTACAAGATCGTCACCCGTCCCCTCCATGAGCGTAGATCTGTCCGGATACTTCCCAGAGATCATGTTGGTAAAGTTGATCCCCAGCTGAGACTTACCCGCTCTCTTCGGCATGGAGATACTGAGGAAGTCCAGTTTTCCTTCCAGAACTTCCTGGTAAGCGTTCACATACCGCTTCAGGTAGTGCCTCCTCGGAGCGTAAAATTTCTTCACCAGCGGTCTCCCATACTCCACCGCCTGGAGATAATCGTCAAAGAAGTGCGGGGCCCCGTATACAAGGGACCGGAAAAGCAGATCGTTCATCTGATCAGCCAGATTGTAGTCCTTATTGCTTATAGCCCAGTTGAGCCCGTAGATGATCCTCTCCCGGAGAGAGTGGTTTGCCTCATGTCCCGCCTTAAAATCCACATCCGCCCACTCCCGCACCGCCGAGAATGCGTCATCATAGGCCACAAAGTCACCGGGCCGGTTCTCTATCGCCCTTTCTATCTCGCTTAGTAGTACCTTAAAATCCATATGCACCTCCAAAAATAAAAGGGACTGCCTATAAGACAGCCCCATCGGACTTATGACCGGCTTTACCAGTCACTTAACCCCTCTATGATCGCCACAGCATTATCCTCTGCCAGCTCACGCGCCTGCTTAGTCAGCCGTGAGTTGGTCATAACACCGGCGCAGTTTGCTCCATAGTGCAGCTTCGCACCCACGACTTCCTGCACCGCCGAGTTTCCCACACTGTGCCCATAATACTTACACTGGAATACCCATACATTCCCACGCTTATCTCTTGCTATGATATCCGCTCCGTAGTCCCCGCTGGCCGGAGTGACCTGCACATTTCTAAATCCATGCTTTTCCAGGTACCTCGCGCACCAGTGCTCGAAGTCATATCCAGCCCTCCTACGGTCCACCGGCTTTTTCTTCACCCTCTTATCGCTGATCAGCGACATAAGGATGATAAAACCTACTACCCATAATACCGACCACGGACTCGGCATGGTTGCAACAAAACCTATAAGCATGACAGCAAAAGATAATAATCCTAATCCCAACTGTTTCAGTGACTTCATAAGATCACCCCGCTTTCTTCACCCGGTCATACCATGTGGAGCGGGAGATCCCCAGTACCTCACAGCAGGTCTCGACATTCATGGCACCCTTTTTTTGTAATTCGCGGCATTTTTCAAAGGCCACCGGATCTATCACGATCTCTTTCCGGCCTTCTTTATAGTCTGCCCTCTGCCGTGCTATGGCCTTCCCCTCACTGGTCCTCTCTACGATCATGTCCCTCTCGAACTCCGCAAACGAGAACATGATGTTCCTGATCAGCTTCCCCGTCGGGGTGTTGTTCATAATACCCATATTGAGTATGTGCAGCGTGACACCCTTCGCAAGAAGAGAGTCTACAAGGTTGATCCCCTGCGCCGCACTTCTGGATACACGGTCCAGCTTTGTTGCCACAATCGTATCACCGGGCTCCAGGACATTGAGAAGCTTCTTAAACTCCGGCCGGTCCATCTTCGTACCCGTAAATGCGTCTACATAGATCTCCTGCACCCCGTTCTCCCAGAGCTGCCGTTCCTGCTCCTCGAGGGAGTTGCCGTCATTCTTCTGTCCTATGGTCGATACTCTCGCATATCCGTAGATCATAAGCTACCTCCTATTCTATCTCAAAACCTCCATCTGGAACACGGCTACTTCTCGGTACAACCAGGATCTTATAATCCAGTGCCCGCAACATTTCATTCAGTTTGTCAATGCTGATGTTATTCTGCCGAAGTCTCTCAGACATGACATTGTGCTTAATGTTCAGCCTTGAGGCCAGTGTGGCGATCTTGATCTCCTGAGTGTTCATAATCTCTCTTACTGCTTCGTTTGCTTTCATAGTGTACCTCCTAAAGATATTTCTGTTATTGATAATGTATCACAGATATATCTGAATGTCAACAATTTTTTTATAATTTCGGAATTTGAAACACTCACCCCCGCCCGCCAGAGGCCGCCCCTTTTCCCCCTCCCCCGGGTACCCGGCCCGGCTGGATCGGATCGGATCAGCGACCAAAACCACGCCAGGACGCGCGCCGGATCACCTGGAAACAGCCGGAGCAGCTGCCCACCGTCCGAAAACTCAACAGAAAACGAACACACGAAAAACAACAGAAATATCTGTAAAAATAAGCATAAAACAGTTGACATATCAGATATATCTGATATAATAGACTTAACAACAGATATATCTGTTATATCAAATTCATTCAGGATTTAAGAAAGGAGGAAGAAAACATGAAAAGAACTAAAAGTATGATTTACAAGGAAACTCCAGAAAGTACAGAATTGTTACTCTACACCAGGAACACCAGCGAAATATATTTTCGTCATATCGTGCCGGCGCTGGATAACCTCCGGCGGAAGTATAAGAAAGGAACCTATAACAGCGAAAAAGCCGTGGATCTCTGGTATCATGTAGCGACCACATCGGCCACAAGATACAATCAAGAATTTTCAGGAGAGTTTCAAGAAGCGTTTACAGTTAGCGACCGGTTCACGGTTGCGGTTAATCTTGAAAGACATTACCACGAAGAAATAAAACTTGGAAATTAAGCCACTAGGAAAGGAGAAAGACTATGAAAAAGAAAACAACTATGAACTATATAACAAACGGATTTACAAAGGTTTACCGCTGCGGATATTGCGACCTCTGCGACATCGTAACCAGGGAAGCAGATTATTATAATTGTGGGCTTTACGGTTGGAACTGCGATATATACATAGATTACGAACACGACACAGCAATTACAACCGGATATAGAAACATGAGAGGCGAACGGATCCCAGAAAAAATACTTGCTAAGTATCAGGAAGAAGGCCGAACACTTAGAGAAGATTATTACAACCCGAACAAGTTTATACTCAAGAAGAACCTTGAAAAAAGATTTTATGCAGAATTGGCAGGAGATTTTCAAGAGCTTTCACGATTGACACTACTTAAGTGGGAAATTGAACATAGAGACGATAAAAACAAAGTTACAGCATAATGCCGTTGCGGCGGCGTAAAATAGCCAGTTAGGCCGCAAGCGTGCCCGGATCATCTCCGGGCGGTCTGGATCGGTTCCGGGTGGATAGTCCCCGCCGCGAGGGGT